ATTGAAATCATTGAATCTAAAGGGAACAGTAGTCCTACAAAAGAATCTTAATGCTAGTACAAGAATTGTAGTTAATCAGGGTGGAACAAGAAGCAGTAAGACATATAGTTTAGCACAATTAATAATACTTAAAGCATTACAATCAAAGGGTAAGGTATATACTATTTGTAGAAAAACATTACCTGCCCTTAAATCTTCTGCATATAGAGATTTCTTTAATATATTAGAGTCACACAATTTATACAATCCTGATAACCACAATAAGTCAGAACTTACATATAAGCTAAATGGAAATACAATCGAATTTATTTCTGTGGATCAACCTGCAAAGGTGCGTGGTCGTAAAAGACACTATGTTTGGCTAAATGAGGCTAATGAGTTTAGCTTTGAGGATTGGGTGCAATTAACACTAAGAACAACAGAAAGAATATATTTAGATTTTAATCCGTCTGATCCGTACAGTTGGATATATGATAATGTAATAAATAGAGATGATTGTACTTTTATTAAATCAACTTATTTAGATAATCCCTTTTTACCAGAAGAAACAATAAAGGAAATAGAAAGGCTAAAACAATTAGATAGTAACTATTGGAAAGGGTGAAATTGGTAGTATGTCTGAGCAGGTTTTTAGGCAATTTGAACTATGTAACAATATACCAACAGAAGCTACTCTAGTAGCACTTGGTTTAGATTGGGGGTACTCTAACGACCCCACAGCAATAGCAGAAGTGTATAAGCTAAATGATGATTTATATATTAATGAATTGTTATACGCTAAGGGTTTAACTAATCAAGACATAGCAAACAAATTAAGGGAATTAGGTATAACAAGACAGACAGAGATTATAGCAGATAGTGCAGAGCCAAAGAGTATAGAAGAAATACATAGGTTAGGATTTAATGTAAAACCTGCAAAGAAAGGTGCAGATAGTATTAACATGGGTATTGATGTATTAAGAAGATTTAAAATACATATAACAAAGAATAGTATAAATGCTATTAATGAATTTAAGTATTATAAATGGCTAGTAGATAAGAATGGTAAGGTAATAAATAAACCTGCTACAAATCAATTAGACCACCTTATAGACGCTATTAGATATACTGCTTTAAATAAGCTAACTACTAATTATAGTGGAAAGTATTACATATTATGAACAAAAACAACAATTTTATATTTATAACAAATGGCTAGAGAGCAAATACAGGTTATAGTACCTACTGATTGGAAAGATATTACTATTGCAGAGTATCAAAGATATTTACAATTAGCAAAGACAAGAAGAAAAACAAAAGATGATGAGATAATTGCTATGTTTTGTAAAGTGGATAAAGACCTTATTAAAAAGGTAAAACTTAAAGACAAGAAAGTATTAGTAGATAAAATAAACAAATTTGTAAATAGTAAGAATGAAACAAGTTTAGAAAAAAGAATAAAGTTTAAAGGAAAGAAATATGGATTTATTCCTAATCTAAGCAAGATAACAACAGGTGAATTTGTTGACATAGAAGAATACGGAAAAGATATAAATATAAACTTACATAGAATAATGAGTGTTTTATATAGAGAGGTAGATAGGGAATCAGGAAAGTATTATAGTGTAAAGCCTTATGATCCTGATGAGCTTGAAATAGATAAGTTTAAAGATTTACCAATGAGTACAACACTATCTGCGATAGATTTTTTTTTTCTTTTAGGCAAAAACTTATTGGTGGATTTAAACAATTATTCGACGGAAGTGATGAAGATGAGCCAGGCGAAAAAACATTAGCAGGTAAATGGGGGTGGTATAATGTAATATTTGGTATGTCAGCTTCAATACTAGATATAGAGGCTATTACCAAGCTAGAGATAACTTTAGTATTAACTTATTTAAGTTATCAGCAAGATAAAAATAATATAGAAAGAAATAATTATAATCAACATAAATGATAACATACAAAAACATAATAGATGATTTTAACACAATAGCTACTAATCATTTTTTGATTAATTCTTTTCATAGTGGTATGCTAGATGAAGTAGATATAAATAAGTTAGATCAATCAGATTTTCCAATATTATATGTAGAGCCAGGCAACACTAATATAGATAAAGGCGTATTAACTTACACTTTTACTGTATTTACTATGAACAAAATAAAAGAAGATTTAAGTAATAGAGAGGAAGTATGGTCTGAAATGTTACAAATAATGCAAGACATTATAGCTGAGTTTAGACAAAATCTTTCAGTACAGACATCAGGTGGGGATAGTGGTAAAAAATTTAGTTATGTTTCTGGTGAAGTAGTTTTAAACTTACCTATTAATGCAGAGCCTTTTACAGTTAGATTTTCTAATATGCTTACAGGTTGGTCTGCTAATTTTACAATGCAAGTTAATAACCCTAATTCACTATGTGACGCACCAATAGAACCTAGTGACGAAGATAGAAATACATAATGGAATTTGAAACAAAAGCATTAGAGGGAGTATTAAGTAGTTTTGGTAGTAAGCTAATACAAAAAGCTAGAGCAAATCTAAACAAGAAAGATAAGAGAGCTAAGGGAACTCTATTTAATGAAATGAGTTACAATATAGAAAAGACATCTAATGGTGTAAAGTTTGTAATGGACTTTGGACAAGCAGAGGACTATTGGGTGTTTGTAGATCAGGGTGTAAAAGGGGCAGGAGGTTTTAAAGGTAGTGGTAGAAAAAGAGGTCAGGGTAGTAAGTTTAAATTTGGTAGTAAACAACCACCATTAAGAGCTATATTGCCGTGGATTAAATTAAAAGGTTTAAAGGGCAGAGATAAAAAAGGCAGATTTATAACAGATAAAAGTTTAGGTTTTTTAATTGCTAGAAGTATTAAGCAGAGAGGTTTAGAAAGAACTAGATTTATTACAAAGCCTTATGATGATATGATTGGACAATTAAAAACAGATTTAACTGTGGCTATGGCAGAGGACATAGACAACTCAATAACAATAGAAGAACAACCAAAAATAGAAATAAATTTAAGTAAGTAATGGCATATAGTATAGAACAACAACCTAATAAATTTGTGGCTTGTAATAGCCCTTTAGTTTATGTAGTAAAAGAAGATTCAGGAGCAATAACAGGTGCAGCGAAGTTTAGATATATAGTACAAGTACAAATAAGTCAAACAAATACAGGAGCTTTAGCAACCATAGCTAAATTAAAAATACATAAAAATAAAGCAGGTGTAGGTATAGTTGATGTTCATAAGATAGTTAGAACTTATTTAGAAACAACACAATATAATGCAAACTCTACAACTAATAGTATTCATAATTTAGGTATAACTATACCTGCTAAACCCTTTTCTTTAAATGTAAATCAGGCAGTTGCTATTAGAATATTAGGTGGTTATGAAAAAGCTACAAGTCAAACTGCTGCTCCAGTAGAAGAATTAACACCCACAGGAACTTATACTACAAATGTTGCAGTTGGTATTCCTGCAACAACTCCTTATACACAAACAGCAACTAATGTAGGAGGTTTAGATAATGGAACAAATTTCCCTTTAAACTTTTATAAAAATGATACTACTAATGAAGATGATTATGGTTTTTTAACTAATGCACCTAATGTCCAATTTGTTAGAGGTAGTAGTACAAGTGCAGATAATGTAGATGAAATGACTATTTGTTTTAAACAGGGTGATGATGATTCAGGTAACAGTAGTATAATAACTGTTGGTAAAAAAATAAATTATATAGCAATACAGTATTTTAATGAAAATGGAAATCAGATAGCAGGTACAACTGGTGGAGATTTAATACATTTTTTTATTAATAGCGTAGCTAATGGTGGTTCAACTGCTGCTGAAAGTACAAGCGTAGATAGATCAATTTTATATTTTGGTTGTGGTACTAAAAACTTAGAAACACAAACATTAACCCCTAAAGCTAAACCTAGTAACTTTTCTAATTGGGCGTATTATAGAATTTGTGGAACAACAACAACAGCTACTACTAGCAACCAACCTGACACTAGATGTACTAAATTTTATACCTTTTATAGATATGGGGTTAGTAAAACAGGAATAGATGATAGACACCAAAGTTGCACTAGATATGATAATATTAGATTAGCGTGGAGGAATAGATTAGGTGCATGGGATTATATGAACTTTAGAAATAAATCTATAGAAAGCGTAGATATAACAAGTGAAGAAATGGAAAGTGTACCAGGTACTTGGGATAGTGGTACATTTAGTTATAATAATTGGGATAGAGGCAAAGAAACATTATTTACAGAAGCTACTAGAAAATTAGTAATTAATTCTGATTATTTAAACGAAGATGAGGCTATATGGTTAGAGGAATTGTTTACTTCTACTGACATACAAATTATAGATGATAATAGTGCAGTATATCCTGTAATTATAACTAATAAAACATACACTAAAAAAACAAGTGTAAATGATAAAATAAAAATACAGTACACTATTAATTTAGAATACGCTAACAAAGTAAGAACTAATAGCTAATGGACGTAAGATTAGTAGCATATAGACAAACTAACAGCTCAACGCCTTTTAATGTAACAGAATTTGAGCTAGACTTACAAGAATCTCCTAATGTTGTAGTTAATTATAATTGGTTAGATTTAAAAAACCCTGACCAAAGAAAAGCTAGTTTTAGTCAAACTCTTAAACTTCCTTTTTCTAATCGCAATAATGAATTTTTTGAAAATTATTTTGATGTTAATTTAGAATCTCTAATATATAATGTTCAAACAAAATTTCAAGCTATATTATATATTGATAGTATCCCACAATTAAAAGGATTTATACAATTAAAGTCTATATATATAAATGCAAGATTATATGAAGTGTCTTTATTTGGAAATACAGCAGACTTCTTTACTGATTTAAAGGACAAAAAACTACAAGACGCTTTTAAAAATGTAAATGATTCTACAGGGGCTATTACAGATGATAAGCAATTAGATCACAAATTAACAGTAGATAATGTGATTAATAGTTGGACTACAGGTGTTACTACTACAGAAGATACACCAACCACTACTAACGATATAATGTACCCTATAATAGATTATGGGTTTTCTAACCAACCTCTAAGCTCTTCTATGTTTTGGTCGCCTGATGACTTACTAGATGAAATGGGTTTTACAAATGAAAATTATAATTTAGACAATTTAGCTGTTTTAAATGCCTTAGATGAGTATGGAGTTATAAGACCTAGTATGTTAAAACCTGCTATAAGAATACAAAGATTAATTAGAATAATTGCACAAAAGTCAGGTTATCAAATTAAAAGTACATTTTTTGGTATAGACGATACTAACGCTTCTACTCCTGTAACTGACACAAATTGGTTTAGCAGAATGTTTATGACGTTAGCACCACAACACGAAAGAGTGCAAACTAGATTTAAACTTTCTACTGATAGTAATAATGGGGCTTTTGTAGGTTTTAAAGGAACAAATACAGGTACACTATCATCAGCAGCTATAAACTTTTATGGAGGCTCTTTAGGTGATATAGCATATCCTTATCTACTTTTAAATAACGAAGAATACGACCCTAACAATATGTTGTTTCAAACATTATCAGCAATGCCTATCTTTGTAGATCAACCAGTAGAATTTGCACCAGGTATATTTTTCCAAAATCAAGACTTAACAGGTCAAGACACTTTGTTGCCTAGTGGTCAAGTAGAAGTAGAAACAAAATTTACTATAGTAATACCAAATCAATCTACATCTGGCTCTACAATAGAATCTATTGAGTGTTTTGCTCAATGGAGAAGTTATGAGGGAAACTCTTACGCTTTAGATACTCAAAGTATAACATTAACTCCAGGAACTCACGAATTAACTTTTGTAAGTCCTATACCTACAGGAACAGGTTTTGGTTGTTATTTAGTTGTGTTTTTTAGCAATGCTGAAAGTCCAGATAGTTTATTAACTCAAACTTGGACTCCTATTATAAGTAATTTGTCTGTTCAAAGTTTAGGTAATGGTCAAGTGGGTATGTTTAATGGTTTAGAAAAAGGAGAGGTAAGTATGTTTTATAATATGCCTGATATAACACAAGCAGACTTTGTAAAAGACTTAGTAAATAGATTTAATTTAATTATTAAAACTGATCCTGATAATGAAAAACTATTATTAATAGAACCTTATCAGGATTACATAAATGCAGGTACTACTCTATATTGGACTGATAAGTTAGATGTATCTAAAGAGCAAGTTATTAAATCAACTAATGAATTACAATCAAAAGTATTAAAGTTTAAAGATTCAGAAGATAACGATTTTTTAAATCAACGTTATACAAGTCAACAAAACGTAGTTTATGGTCAAAGGACTAAACAAATGAATAATGATTTTTCTAATGGTGATTTTGAAAACTTTAGTGTTATGAGTCCTTTTATTGCACAGGGAATACCACAATGGGGTAATACAGGAATTAACGGAGCTATGCCTGGTCAAGACGTTGCGATTGCTTATAATTTTGGTGCTGAATTAAACGAGGGTAGCAAACCTTTATCTGATTTAAAACCGAAACTATTTTACTACTCAGGAACTCCAGTAGAATTTACAGGAACTAATCCTGTTACTAATAATTCTTATAAATTTGCTATATACTCAAATGCTATAATATCAAGTGTTTTAACTGGATTGCAGTTTTATAAATTCTCAAATCCTAGCACACCAACTACAAATAAATTTCCTTTATGTACTCAATACAATTTAGACAATTTAAATACTGGTGTAGTATCTAACACAAAAATACTTAATTGGACTTATTATAGTCCTAATTTTAATACAGGTTTTTGTTTTAATTACTTTGGTAATACACCAAGTTTAAAAGGATATTATAATGAGTATTGGTCGCAATATATAAATGAAATATACGATAAAGAAGCTAGAATAATGGATTGCTATATGTATTTATCTCCAGAAGATATACGAAGTTTTGAAGGCTCAGGATTTCAAAATACATACTTTATAAAAAATACTTTATGGAGAATTTTAAGTGTAGATAATTATTTAGTAGGTGGAAACAAATCTACAAAAGTAAAATTAATAAAGGTAATAGAAAAATTAGAAACAAGTTGTGACGCTATATTTACTGTTTTGGATTCAGGTTTAATGTCTTGGACAGATAGTGCAACAGGATTAAGCACAACTATTACTAACGAATGTTGCACACAACAAAATCCTGACTGGGTATTTGTAGAAACTAATTCTACTACAGGGGTAGGGGATTGTTATTTTACACAAACTAATACAGATTTTACTTTTGGTGGTGTAGATTTTGATGACCAGTTATTTGGTCAGACTGAGCAGCAACCTATGTTAATAAACAATACAAATAATAATAGCTATATACCTGCGTTAATGCCTAATATAGAAAATAACTTTTCTATTAATGCTATGGGTAGAGATACACAAATGACACGCTCTATTACTATTTATGCTCAAGCAACAAGTTTTGATAATTCTACACAATATGAATTTACAAATAATAACTATACACGAAAAATGTTATTATTACCACCTTTAAGTATGGTAGATGTTAGAGTAACTTTATTAGGTACTGTTTTAGACGGTACAAATAAAGGTAAAGTAGGAACATTTATATATTTAACTTTATTAGTTAATAGAAGCTCTCCACCAAGTTTTGTAGGTACAGCAGGGGGCAGTTTAGACCATTCTACTAAAGATTCAGCTTTTAGTACACCTAGTGTAAATATTACAAACTTTGATAGTAAAGGTTTTTGGAAGCCTTTAATAATTGGTGGTGCAGATGAACAGGTTATGTGGACAGCAAAGATTGAATTATTAACTCAACCTGTTGGGAATGATGACACAAAAATATCATTAAGTGCAATATTTCAAAATGGAAATAGAATATTATTTGAAGATTTAACATTTTTATTATGGAATTAGAAAAATACATAAAAGAAGTAGGAAAACTTATGCCTATATCATTAAACCTTTTAACAGAGTTAGAGGCAAGTGGTAATAAATACGATTTTGCAACAGGATCAGAAGAATACCCTACAACAATTAGAGAAACATTTAAAAAAATAAAATTATGGCTGAAAAAGTAACAATAGAAGTAGAGGCTGATGTTAAAGAGGCTTTACAAAAATTAGGCGACATAGATAAAGGTGTTAAAGATATTGGTATAACTGCGAAAAAACAAAATTCTGCACTAAAGGGTTTAGCTAATGGTTTTAAGGGTGTAGGACTTGCTATGAAAGCTGCAGGTATAGGTATAGTATTAAAGGTTGTAGACCAATTAGGACAAGCATTAATGAGAAACCAGGAAGCAGCAGACGCGGTATCTACGGCTTTTAATATGGTTGGTATAGTATTTAACAAAATAATATCTACTATAAAAACAGTATTTGATAGAGTTACTGCAACTACTGAAAATTTTGACGCTTTAGGAAGATTAATAAAAAACCTAATGACACTTGCTTTAACACCTTTAAAATTAACTTTTAATAGTGTAGCTCTAGTTATAAAAGAAGTACAGTTAGCTTGGGAAAAATCTTGGTTAGGAAAAGGTGATGTTAAAAGAATACAAGAATTAACAAATCAAATAAATGGATATAAGCAAGAAATTAAAGAAGCTGCAGAAGAAGCAATAGCGTCAGGTAAAGGTATTATAGTAGATTTTAGAGAGGGTATTGGGGAGATTTCTAATATGGGTAGAGCAACAGTACAAGCATTTAATAATACTTTTAAAGGGGTTACTATAAACACAATAAAAGAACAGGCAGAGGCAGTTACACAAGCAACTTCAAATTTATCATTATTAGAAGCTGCACATCAAAGAATTATAGTAGAATTTGAAACCCAAGCAGAGCAGCAAAGGGCAATTAGAGATGATATTACTAAAAGCATAGATGATAGACTTGCAGCAAATAAAGAACTTTTAAGAATTTCACAAGAACAAGCAGACGCAGAAGTAAAAGCTATAAATGAACAAATTGGGGCTTTAAGAACACAAATGGAAATAGAAGTTGATAGTAAGGAATTAAAAGCTCAAATATTTGCTTTACAAACTCAGGCAATAGAAGCTGAAAAAAGAAAAACAGCCCTAGCAAAAGAATCAGTTGAACAAGAAAACGCATTAACACAAGAAAGAATTGACAATCAAAACCAATTAGACCAAATATTAAAAGATTCTGTGCAATTACAAATAGAAACTATAAATCAAGAAGAAGAAGCAAGAAAACAATTAGCAAGAAGAACAATATCTGATAAAAAAGAATTAGAAGAAACTTTAAGTAAAATAGAAAAAGACGCAGGGCAAAAAAGAAATCAAGTAGAACAAGCATTACAAGATCAAAGAAGGCAAATAGTGGGTAGTGCTTTAAGTGGTCTAACTGCATTAGTAGGTGAAGAAACAAAAGCAGGTAAAGGTATAGCAGTAGCACAAGCAACTATTGATACTTTTACAGGTGCAACAAAAGCTCTAGCACAGGGTGGTATATTTGGTACAATAGCAGCAGCAGGGGTAATAGCTGCAGGTTTGACTAATGTTAGAAATATATTACAAACAGAAATTCCTGGTGAAAGTGGTGGAGGTGCTGTTCCTAGTGTAGAACAGGGTGCTAATTTAGAAAATACAGTACCAGTAGCACCTACATTTGGTGCAATAACAACAGAGCCACCACCAGTACAAGCATTTGTAGTAGAAAGTGATGTTAGTAGTAGTCAGGCTTTACAGAATGATTTAAACTTACAAGCAACGTTGTAAACAAAAATTAACGAATTATATTTATAAGTATGAGCAAAGAAAAACTAAAAAAAGTAGAACTAATTATAGACGAAGAATCAGATAGGTTTGGTGTTGAGGCTATTAGTTTAGTAGAGTTTCCTGCGATTGAGGAAAATTGGGTATTCTTTAATAAAGACCAATTCTTAACTTTAGCTAAATTAGATGAAGAACAAAAAACTTTAGTAGGTGCAGTATTAATTCCTAATAAAGAGATTCCTAGATACGACCAAGAAAAAGATGAAAAGTATATTGTATATTTTACAGAAGATACTATAAAACAAGCTCAGGAACTCTTTATGTCAAGTTTAAGAAACAATAACGCTACTTATGAACACAAAGTACCAGTAGAGGGTATAACGGTTGTAGAATCGTGGATTAAAGAAGATAAGAAAAATGATAAATCTAATTCTTTTGGATTTAATAAACTTCCACTAGGAACTTGGTTTGTAAAAATGAAAGTAAACAATGATGAAATATGGGATAGTGTAAAAGAGGGTAAAGTAAGAGGATTTAGTATAGAGGGATATTTCACAGATAGATTAATTGAAGCGTCAAGACCTAAAGATATTATAGACCTAGCAGAAGATTGTACTGATTGTCCTGATGAAGTTACACTAGGAAAAATTAAAGATTTAATATTAGAAAATGAATTATCTGTAGTAGGAACTTTAGACGGTGAGCCTTTATTTTCTACTAAAGAAGAAGCTACTATATATGCAGAAATGTTTAAAGGTTGTAAAGGTTTTCATACTCATAGAGTAAACGGAGTAGTAAGGTACATGGCTTGTGAAACTCACGAAGATAGTACAAAGGTAGAATACAAAGAAAATGAGTTAGGTAAAAAACGTAAAAAGTATAAGAAAAAATATAAATATGCAGAATACGCTGCTTTTGTAAATAGACAGGCTATGGCAGTTTATAAATGGGATCAATGTATAAAGGATATGGTAAAACAATATGGTAATAAAGAGGTAGCTGCTAAAGTATGTTCTGCTATAAAAAATAGGACAGTAAAAAGATAGTCCTGTGAACAATAATTTAAGTTTAATATTTATAAAAAAAAAATAACAATGACTACAATAGAAAAAATCAAAAAACTCTTATTATCAAAAGAGGATAGCAAAGAAGTAAAAATGTATGCAGAAATGATTTTAGATGATGGTAGAGTATTAGCAACCGAAGATGACCAGTTTATGATTGGTTCTACTGTAATGGTTGTTGGTGATGATGGTGAAACATCTGCTTTAGGGGCAGGTACATATACAATGTCTGATGGTGCTAAACTTACTATAGATGAAGATTCTAAAATACTAGACATGGGTGAAGATAAAGAAGCAGAGGGTGTTGAAGCAGAAGAAGAAAAAGAAGAAATGCAAGAAGAAGAAAAAAAAGAGGAAGAAATGGAAGAAATAGACGAAGAAAAAGTTGCTATGGCTATTAATGACGCTACACCTGATATGGTGGATATGAAAAAAGCTAGAGAGATGGCTAAAAAAGTTAAAGAAATGGCTTATGGTGATAAAGAAGAAATGTCAGAAGAAGTAGAAGAGGTTGAAGAAGTTAAAGAAGAAGAAATGGTAGAAATGTCAAAAGATATGATTTCATCATTAGTAGAAGAAGTAGAGGAACTAAAATCACAAATAGTTGAACTAGAAAAAACTCCAGGATCAGAGGGCTTTACTCACAATCCTGAGGTATATAATAAATCTGAAAAAGTAGATTTAACAAAAATGTCTGCAACTGAAAGAGCAGCATATTACATTAACAATAAATAATTAAAATTTTAAAAAAATGGCGAATAACAATTACAATTTATCAAAAGAGTATCAGTTTGACATAACTGTTACTGACAACACTTACGCAGGTAAGTTAGCTTTGCCTTATGTAACTGCTGCAGTTAAAAGTCCTGACACAGTTGCTAAAGGTTATGTAAGAACAATAGACGGATTAAATAGAAAAGCAGTAATTTCTAATTTAGGAATTAATGATCCTATTGTATCAGCAGGTTGTTCTTTTTCATCAGGTAATGATACTTCATTAACTGAACAAGTTTTAACACTTACTGATTTAAAAGTAAACGAAGAAATTTGTAGAGGTACAGTATTTCCAACTTGGATTGGTGAAAATATGGATAGAAATGGAAACCTACCAGGAACTTTTGAAGATTTTTTATTAGCTTCAGTTGCAGGTAAAGCAGGAGCTCAATTAGAAAATGGAATTTGGGTAGCAGACGCTTCTTCAATATTTGGAGCTGGGTTTTTATCTAATGACGGAGTATTTGACCAATCAGGTCTTAATGCCTCAGCTTGTGCTGACTTTACACAATCTACTTTAAATTCAGGAGCAGCTACTACTAATGCTAATATAGATGACGCATTAGCAACGGTATTTAATGCTGTAGTTGGCTCACACCCTGGATTAATTGATAAGCCAGGATTTGGATTCTATATGAACAACAAAATGTATGGATTCTATGGACAGTTTTTAACTGCTTCTGGTTCTGGACAAGGTATCAATATGAAAGGTTCAGATCAAGGTATTGATGGTTTAACATACTTAGGCTACCCAATTTACAGATGTCCTGGTATGCCAGATGACGCTATTGTTGCAACATATAAAGAAAATATGGTATTTGGAACTAACCTAGCTACTGATTGGACAGAAGCAAGAGTTATACCAACTTATCAGTATGATGGTTCAGACAATGTAAGAATTGTTATGAACTTTGCAATTGGTGTACAAACTGGAGTTAAAACTGACGGTGTTGTTGGTTGTATATTCTAGATTGAATTAAATTAGGGGGTGTGAAATACCACCCCTTTTTTTTAAAAGGAATATTAATAATTAAAAAATAAATAAACATGGCTTGTAATTTAACACGAGGTTTATTAGTTGATTGTAAGGATCAGATAGGTGGACTAAAAAAAATCTTCTTTACTCAATCCTATTGTTCTGATATTAGAGCTAGTGCTACTTTTAATGGTACTAACCCTCTACAAAT